TATAAGCGTTAGAAATACTTAAATAATTGCCATTTATTGTTGGTGTTACAGTAAAACTAAATTCATCATTTAATGAATCATCTCTTACATTCAAAGTAGTTGCAGAAGTAACATAACTTCTAGGTATAATCTTTATGACTTGAGCAGATGCACTTGTAGTAAGTTTCTTCATACTTATATATCGAAAAAAAAACGATATTTTGTGTTATAAGCAAAAAAAAAGAGGACATATAGTCCCCTTAATTTTTAACTTAATTATTTATTATCCGTTACTAGGAGTTGCAGGTGATATCTTAGCTGCATTTACATTGTCAGTAATATCAGTAGAATCTGCACAAAATGCAGGAGCTGATACTTCTTGAGCTGTTAAAGAAAGAGAGAATGAACTTGCATCTCCCATAGCAGCTCCACTTGTGAATGAGCCACCAGATACCTCGCATCCGTGTTCTCTACCCATTAAAAAGAAATTACCATTGTAATCTTCTATAACGATTTGTGGTCGTCCTAAAGCTATAATTTTTAATTCTTCTTGTGTTTTACTATCTAATAGTTGTAATGAAATATTTAAAGTTGTTTCAAAGAAAGTAGTACCGTTTTCTCTTGAACTGTTTACTGCTGTTTCCATAGATGAACTACCTTTAAGGTCGTATTGGAAAAATTCTGGAGTTCCTCCTATATCTACTTTTTCGGCATCTGAAGAATTATCAGTAACAGTAAGACCATAATCAGCAAAGTAAACTGTTTTAAGTCCACCTACTGATGATTTACAAGGTATATTTCTTCCTGTTGTTAATGTACAAGCCATATTATTATAATTTTTATAAGAAAGGGTAAGTAGGTTTAACCCACCTACCCCTCTATGTTAAACAATTTATTAAGCTAGTGTCAATAAAGATAGGTCACTTCCTATTCCGTATTGTACACCTGCTGAGAATCTCATCACTACTCTTACGTTTTGAGAACCGTCAAGGTCAGCCATATCTAATAATTTAACTTCGTTGTGGTCAGATAAAAGACCTGTACCAAAGTAAATGTTAGATTTTTGTCCTGCTACGATATGGTTAGATGGCATACCTGGAGCTAATACAACTTCGATACCATCGAAAGAAAGTGCATTACCTTGGTTGTACCATAATCCACCTCTATTATCAACACCAGAACCTCCTACGCCATTTGCAGCGTATCCTCCTAGTTGTCTTATATATGATTGCCAAGCGATTGTAGGAACGTAGATTTTTAAATCTTCTTTTCCATATACTCCTGAAGGAAGTGAATCTACTACGTTTTCTAATAAACTGATAATGTTAGTTGAGCTGAAAGCAGTTTCACCACCGTTAGCTGCATCGTTAACGTCTCCGTCTGCTGCTGCTAATACTGTGATTCCGTCAAACTCACCTGCGTTACCATTAACACCACCCCAAATGTTTTGCTCATTCTTTTCAGCTACAAGACCTGCAACGTGACCAATCATAAAGTCAGAAAACTTTGGAGGTAATTTGTCATTCAAAGAACTGTATCCCATAGAAATTGCTTCCCAATCTGAGATAAAATCTTTCTTACAAAGCTCTAAGTTTACTTGGAATTGCTCTGGTTGTAGGATTCTTTCTGTTAAAGTTACTGTTGCTGTGTCAGTAAAGTCACAAGTAGCGTCTTTGATTACGTTAGCATCCGTTGCTACTTTTTTGATTACATCTTTAAACTTTACGTTAGGTTTGATTTCGATGTTACCTCTTTCTAATGTAGGAGAACTTAAAAGAGCAGCAGAAATATACTTCCCTGAAAACTCACCTGCATAAGTACTTGTTATTGAAACTGTAGTTGCCATAATTTAATTTAATTTTAAGTTTTATTAATTTTTATTTTAAAAGTTTGCTATTTTGCTAAATACTATATCTTTAGTTGTTAAGTTTCTCTTTTGAGAATAAACAACTTTGTTTAACTCCTCTTTAGCTTCAGGAGAATGTTTAATAGGTTCAGAAGCAGGTTTTGATAATTCTTCTTTTAGTGCTTCATCTTCTTGACAAGCAAGTTCTGTCATTTTTTGTGACATCAATTCTTCTTCCCTGTGCATTTCTTCTTTTTTATCTTCTTGCATTAATTCTTTGATTTCTTCTACCATAGATTTAATTTCTGCAAGTTCTTGTTTAGTAGCGTATTTATCTTCTTCTTTTAATTCTTCTTCTTTAACAACTTCTTCCTCTACAACTTCTTCTTCTTTGTCTTTGATTTCTGAAATAATACCGTCCTCTACAACTACTAGTATCTTACCATCTTGTTCCATTTCGTATTCTCCGATTGGTAAAGCTACTTTGTCGTCATCAGTTAAGATAAACACTTCTTTTCCTGATTCGAATGATTCTGCTTCTAAAACAGTACCATTTTCTAGTTTAGCTTGGGCAAGTTCTACTTTTTCTTCTGTAGATAATTCTACACCCAAGACGTTTTTGATTTGATTTAACATTTCCATAGGTTTCATATTAATATATCGTATTTAGTTAATTATTTTGCATTTTTAAACATCTCTATTTATACTCCCTATACCTTGTGCGTGTAATGAACCATCACAACACTTAATACTATAGGTTTCTTTATCCCAACAAAGACAAGCTCTGTTTCCACCTTGTGGACTTACATTATAAGTAGTATCATCCATAATTATTTTATTGGAATACAATTAGGTACTAATCTTCCGTTTTTTCTTTTCATTCCATACTGTTCATATCCTGATTGACAAGGTGCTTTTAGAGAGTGCTTTTCACAAGGCATATACCATATCTTACCTTCGTATTCGTGTTCGTGATATTTATCACATCCTAAGTCGTTTGCCATTTCCATAGCTTTCTCTTTTGTTGAATAAGCTAATCTATCATCTATGATTGCATAATCCTCGTTTACTTCCATTGAAGCTAATTCTAGCTCTCCAAATTCTTTAAGTTTTTTAGCTGCATATCTTTTGCCTGATAAACCTCCCCAAAGTAAATAAGATATAGTCCCACACGCTTCTGTATCTGATTCGTTATAATATTCTTCTGCTCTTGACAAATAAGAATACATACGTTTTATAGTTTCTTTACTTATTGGTTTTCCTTGTGCTAATTGCTGCGCTCTAATCTTACCAACTTGCGTAGCACATTTATTGTTTACTTTTTTGTTAAGTTCTAAACCTCTTATAGCATTATTCTTAACTGTATTAGGATAATCGTTATATGATTCCATTATCATCTTCTTTCCACTCTTTGTTCTTTTATCACCCTTTATGATTCCTTTAATAGTTGATAATAACTCTTGTGCTTCTTCTTCTTCAATCTTTGCTAAGTCATTTATAGTTTTGTCTTTAGGTCTTTCCATTTTGTCTACAAAGTATCCCTCAATACTAAACCCTTTAACTTTACCTGTTTTTACATAATCTTTCCATACATCTTCGTTGTTTACTTTAACCGTACCCATCCAAGTGCCTACAGGAACACTCATATCATACTTTCTGGATTTATCGTGTACATCATCCTCTACTATCCAACTTTCAACAAGAGACAAGCCATTTAGAGAATATTGATGTTCTAAAGTTGAGTTGTTTTGGTTGCCTTTCATTAAATACATTTGGGATGCTTTTAAAACCGTATCTTTAGAGAAGTATATATAATACTCATCTTCTCCACTCCTTCTGTATATAGGTTTGTTAGGGATTAATAAAGCTCCCATTAAGATTCTCTTTTCTTGGTTGACTTCTGCTAATTTTATCTCATCACTTTTTAAAGCAACGAAATCTTCTTCGATTGCAGGATTCTCAACAATGCTTATTGCTTCAATCCCATTTAGTTCCTCATTTTCATCTAAAATAAGTTCTACTATCTTCATAATTATATATCGTTTTAAAGTTTATATTTTGTATTTTATCCTATAGAAGCACCATCAACTATATTCCTATCTAACTCTTGTGCTGTAGTTACATCATTACTAACCACAAATGCTTTAACAGGTTGTTGTTGTTGTCCCCCTATTGCTTCTGCTAATTGATTAGTTCCTGAAGCTCCTACTATATTAAATGCAGGAGGTGCAGAACCAGTTGGTACTTGTGGAGTTTGTACAGAACCACCACCACCTCCACCTGCTCCAAGTGAGGATGCTACAGATTTACTTTTTCCTACGGCAGCACTAATAGAACTTACAATACCAACAGCTTGTAAAGCGTAAGCAATTAACATAGGTATGTTTTGTGGAAATCCTATTTTTGCAGTTTGTGCAGTACCTTCTGCAACTGCAGCACTAGAACGAGCAGCTACTAAAGTAGAAAAAGTGATTGTCTTTCTTGCTTCTTGTATCATCTCTTGTGCAGCCATTACTTGTTTAGCTATAAGTGCTGCTTTTCCTGCTGCCGATTCTGCTCCAAATAAAGCTATAGCTTGGTCAACTGCACTTTTCTTAGCAGCAGTTCTTCTGTTTTCAATATCTATATCCATTTGAAGAATCCTCTCTTTTTCTTCTTCTACTTTTTTAGCATTTTCAGCATCTTCTTCAGCTTTTACTTTTGCTGCTTCTGCTTCTTTTTCATCTTTAGCTTTTTTCTTTTCAGCGTCTATTGCTTCCTGTTCTTCTTTAGCTAATCTTGCTTCATCTTCAATAGCTTTTAACGCTGCTGCTTCTTCAGCTTTAAGTGCTATAGTTTGTGAGGTTACTTCTTTTTGTTTTGTAAGTTTAGCAGTTTCTAAATTAATAAGCTCTGCTTTCAATCTAGCTTCTTCATCTAAATCTTCTTTAGTAGATTCTGATAATGAGTTTTCTAATAGTGTTGCTTCTAATCTAAGTTTAGCTGCTTGTATTTCTTTGTTTGTTATTTCATCTTCTAACCTACCTGCTTCTTCTAAAAACGCTATTCTTTCTTCTACTGAAAACTTTTCTTTATCTATTGCTTTCTCTAATAAATCTGCTCTTGTTCTATCTGCCTTTGCTCTTTCTACTTGTAATTGTCTTTCTGCTTTATCTGCCTTAGCTCTCATATCAGACAACTCTCCTGCAATAGCTATTTCTTTACGAGTTTCTTCTCCAAAGTTCTTTATTCCTTCTGTAACCTTAGCTATAGATTCTGCAGCTTCATCAAAATTTAAAGTAATTACAGATAATATAGCATTACCAAAGTTTCCAAGTATGTCTGTTACGTTTCCAATAACTACTGAAATTTGATTAAGCCATTTAGCAAATTTATTTTGTCCTTCTTCTGAATTAGTTAGAGCTGTAGCAACTGAAGTAATAGCTAACGCAATAACACCAAATAAACTAGCTTTTAATAAACCGTTTACAGTCATTAAACTTTTAGCAAAACTCTTAACTGATTTTAATGCACCTTTAAAGCCAGATACTAGACCACCAGTCATTTTATCTCCTGCATCATCAATTGCAGTCATATCCTGCTCCGTCTGTTGTAAATCTTTATTTAAATTTTCAACTTGCTTTTCTGCTTCTGCACTTTTTACATCTATATCTATTACTACTTTTTGAGCCATTTTATTTCTGTTTTTATTTGTTTAAATGTTTCCCTAAATGTTTCAGGAAGTTTGTACTTGCCTTGTGCTATTCTTATATTCTCTGTATCTCCTTTTACTAATTGGAGTAATTCTAATATATTTTTTATCATACTTCGTTTAATAATTCTAGTTGGCTTTCTCCTGTTTTTAAATTTGTTGTTATGCTGTTTATTTTGTAACTTCTGTTTCTTACTATGAATCTATCTGCAAGAGTATAGTTTCTTAATATCTTCAATGGTAAAAACGCTTTCATTTTTGTTAATCTTCTTTTGGTGTTAAATACATCTTGTATGTATGTTTTATATAAATCCTCAAATAAAGTACCAGAAAAGTTACCACTAGGTTGCCATTCGTTTGTTTCTAATCCAAAGTGTAAAGCAGTATCGTCTGTGCTAGAATCTAATGCTACTGAATTACTTGGTATATAATAACCTGTATAACTTGATTCAGGGACTTCTGTTTCATTAGAAGCATCTGGCAAGAAAGATATAGTTTGTGGACTAGAGTTATTATATATTGCATAAAACAATAATGGTTCTCCTTTTATTGGGTCTAAGTTTTCATCAATCATATATCCTACCTGTACGTTCTTAATAGTTCCACCTGTACCGTCTGTTAATCTCTCATATTGCATATGTTCAAAAGGTACTTCTATCTTATATATACCTCCGTCAAGTGCTTCACTATTATCATAATTTAAAGACCCCCATTCACGGTTGTTTATTTGATTAAATACTGATGCCAATAATGATTTAGTGCTTTTAAAATTAAATGATATTTCTTTATATGGCAAAGCTAAATCAACTTGACTTTGTTCCATATCAACGTAATCATCTATCACATAGCTTGTACCTGATGCGTAGAAGTTATCTAAAGTTTCAACTTTGATAGTACCATCATCTTGTGTAAATGCAGTTAGATTCATCATACGGAATAGTCCTGTAAGGAAATCTATAACCTTAATTTCAGGTACATTCTGAGTAGGTTGGAATTGTATAATTTGTACTATTGATATATTAGTTGCTGATATTGTTTGTTCGTTAGGTTCTGCAGGTGTTGATGTATCATCAAATCCTAAAGTAAATGTATTAAAGGTCACAGAACTATTACTTCTAACAAAAATAGTTAAATTACCATCTTCTAAAGAACCTATAAAACTCATTCCTAAAGCAGTTTGGTTTCCAGTTATTCCAACAATAGAAGAAAATAAATTACCGTTTCTAAATATAAGTACATCATACGTTACAGAAGTATCACTCATTAGCGTTGTTAAACTAATATTAGTAATTTTTCTTTCTACTGTTAATGTTTGTCCTAGTATATCACTAGATACGTAAACAGGGCTTGGAGTAGCTGCAAAGCCAGTAACTTGTGAAGTAAAGGTTTGGTCGTCTTGTATTAGATTCCCTTTTTTTCTTTGCATCCATAAATATAGATTGTGATACCTATCATTTGTTGTATTGAAAAAATCTGTAGAAAAACTTAATCCATATTCGTTTTCTATTGCTTTTATAATTAAGTGTACTCTTATTCCATATTTTAAATCAGACCACAATACTCCGTGATGGTGAGTACCTCCTCCAGTATGATATGCTAAGTTAGGAGTATCTGCAACGTGTGTTGTAGAATCATAATACAATCTTTGTGAATGTGATATTAAAGGAGCTATAATAGCATCTGAATAAGTAACACTATCAACTACTTTATCGTAACCTGATTGCAATCTTAACAATACTTCAGTAGCATCATAATCTATAGTAAAGTTATTTAGCCACGTTAAAGCATCTAAGTTGTCTTCTCCTAATAAATCTTTTAAATCTACTGTGTTTCCAAAGAACGTAATTCTATAAGCATATGGCTTGTTGTTCTTCATATCTACTCCTTCTAGTTTTATCTTGCCTTTTTCAAATGGCATATAGTTAAGTTCTATTGTGGAGTTCTTCTTTATTCTTGCATCAAATCCATTGACTATATCATAATTGTAATAATGCTTAAATATCTTATTATTGTCTTTAGATGCAGGTAGTGAAAAGGTCTTAGTAAAGTTTGTAAATATCTTACCTATGTCTCTTACATTTTGAATTGTCTGAGTTAAAGAAACAGATTCATCTTTAAACATATCCATTCTATTGCCTTCAATATATAGCTGAATATTTTGCATTATCTAATGTCATTTATTTTATTAAACGCATATTGGAAATCTACTGTATAATTAATCAATCTATCATTTACTGATTTCTTAAATTGTAAACTTGACGTGTTTAAACTTACTGGGAGTACTTCTGTGCCATTATCTACCCACACCTGTTCGCTTAGCATCATTTGTTTTATAACCTCGTTAAAACTCTCTTGTATGAATCCTGTGTTCATTGTTATGGCTTCTTTACCTGTGACGTGAAACTGTCTTATTTGGTGTTTCTCAGTATTGTATGTTGGGTCGTTTGTGAAGTCCATTAAGTTTCTTTTGTAATTATCAGATTTGGTATTTATACTATCTACTGACTTTTTATAGAAAGGCATAATCTGTAAAGCTCCAAACTTGTTATAAAAGATTACTTGTAGCTCTTGGAATTTAGGTTCACATACTGCTTCTAGTGTAATGGTTGTTACTTGTGATGTTCCTACTGAGCTTGTTATTGTTATTGTATCTCCACTTACTAGAGATGTTGTAGGACTTACTCTTATATATATAATCTTTTGTGTAGAATCAGTTGAATCATTTACTTGTATATCGTTTATTGTACTTCCCCAACTAACGTCATATAAGTTCCAGAAATCTTCTACTTGTTCCCAAAACACATCTGCTCCACCACCTGTTATAAACTCAATTAAAGGAGCTGCTTCTGCAAATACAGGAAATACTATATCAGTACCTTGTTTAAAATATATCTTAGTATTTGATTGTAAATATTGAGGAGTATAATTTGGAGTACCTACTATTCTGTAATCCTCTCCTGTAGTCATTATATCATTTTTGATTGAAAGCTGCGTATCACTATCTATAGCTGTTATTGTTGTTTGTGTTGTATCTGTATCATTAAAAACTGTATCTCCTATTTGTACGCTTGTTAAGAATGTCTGTCCACTATCTATTAGTTTATAAGCTGTGGTCGTACCTGTAGTTGTTGAATCTATTAAGGTGTTTACTGGGTCTGTTAAAGTTCTAGGATTTACACCATCTTCAAAATAGCCATAACCATCAAAAGATAGATAATCCAAATTCTGTGTTTCACTTCCTGATGTTTTAGTTAATGTTATATCTGCTTCTACCCACACTCCGTCTGTAGCAAAACTAGCATACTCTGTGTTTAGATAATCTCTAATAAGTTCTGTTATTTCATATATTACATAATTATTAGTTCCTATAATATCTTTACTTATAGTGTACTGTGGTGAACCAGGTTTGTCTGTTGTAAAAGTTCCTGAATATATATATAAGCTCATTGAAGCTGAAGTAAGTGTTCCGGTTGCAGGAGCTACTTTTATATAATAGGGACTTCTTGCGTTTATTATTGTACTCATTCTATTGTTATTTCTATATCGTTTATAAATCCTTTAACTAAATCTGTTGGTAAATCTTTGTATGCTTTCTCAAATGGTTTGGTAAAGAATAAACTAGGTTTAATTCCTTTGTTAAATATTGACCTTGCTATTAAGAAGTTTATTGACTTTCTTGGTATGAACTTTCCACTTTTATCTCTTGGAGCTATGTTTTTTCTTACTGACCATTTATCAAATGCAGAACTAGGAGGCATTTTATCTTTATAACTAAAAGGAGTATTGTATTTCTTTTTCTTTCCACTTACCCCTTTGTCTTGGTAAACACCATATTCATCCATTAGAAACTGTATGCCGAATCCATTTGTAGTTGCCCTATACTCATAATCTAAACTATTATAAAGTGCC